ATTAGAAGCCGGTATCCTCTCCTCAACATGGTAATCGCTTTCCAGCCCTTCCACGAACTTATCAAGAAACGATCTCTTCTCTTCGTCTATAGTGTTCCCGTTTTTTGTCGAAGCATCTCCGTACAGATACAGCATATCATTATACCTTATTGATTTCAGGTAATCTACCGCCATTTTTGAAGCCTGTGTTACCGTGTTGAACGGATCACTGGCGCATATCTCGTTAAACTGCCTTATACTACTTCCATCCACCTGGAAAAATGATATTGAAATATAAGGGAGCACATTGTTATCAATTGATATATGAACCGGCATCCCTTTAATGTAGTGTGTCGTTTTTATGTGTTTGTTTGAATCAAATGCATACAGGAACTCTCCTCCTGTCTTAATGCTTCCCCATTCTCCCAATGCGTATACCCTGTAGTAATTATAATCATGATCCTTGTACCATTGGTAATTAGATATCGTCTGTCTGTCATAGTATCCATACTTCCCGTCCGGAGAACCTACTACCCAGAAGTTGTTCTTATACGAAGAATGCAGCTCTACCGTATCCGATGGATATCTTTCCATTTTTCCCGTACGCTCATTAGCTATCATTCTAGATTTATTATACCTCTTTCCTAATATCCGGCTATAATCCTTAGGTAATAAACTCCTTTTTATCGGATATCTTACTTTCCCGTACAAATCATTCGGATGCTCATCCCACTCGTATGTATCAAGGATCTTGGTTTTTATCCACGAGTCCTCTGATACTGGATTAAAGTTGCATATAATCTGTAGGCCCTCCTTTCCTCGTAGGCGGAAACGTATCTGTGTGAAATCCTCATATTCAAACTCAGTGGCCTCTTCCATCACTATCCAGCGATATCCTGTGATAGACTTTATCTTCTCGGGATCGTCCAATCCTGTAAAATCGATTTTGCAACCATTTATACAGGTTATATTATTTTCCTTTGGAGCGAAAAACTGACTCAATTGAAGAGCTTTCATTTGGGTCTTAAACTCTTCATATACCGTATTCTTAAGACTGGCTCCAACTTTTCTCACAACGAGAGCTGAACCTTCTCCGGAGAATACAGACAACAACACGGATTGTGTCGTAGATACAGATTTCCCTGATGAAGAACCACCTCTGTTTATAATATACCGGATATCCTTGTCATGCATCGCCTCACGGATATGCCAAAACAGGGGATTAAACAATTTATATGAGAACACCATCTCTATCATTGCTCGTCCCCAATTATCATGCGCACATTGGTACTGACATCACTTTTTACTGGAGCATCCCATCCAAGCATCTTGCTTATCTGTGTAATGGCGGCTATTTTGCTATATAGCCGTATCTCTACTCCATATTGAGTATTCTTAATCGATTGGATGCAACATCGGACTGGTTTTGGTATATCATCAAGAGAACGGACAATAAACGTATCTTTACCTTTTAATTGAAGATCTATAGGGTCTACATTTACCACATTTGTAAGGAAGCGCAATGCATCTTCCTTCTTCATATCAGACTTTTTTAAGATATCAGCCTGCAATTCATTTACACGGGATGCGACAGATGGATTTCTCAGTAATTCAAATGCACGCTTACTAACGACCCCATCCTTCCATCCAATACTATTAGGGTAAGCTTTCCGATATGCATCTGTAGCATTACCCGTTTCCATATAATAATGGCAGAAATTTTCTCTATTTGCTACGAGTTTTTTTCCCATAAAAGTCTTTTCGTCCGAAGAACGTACCGTGCCCCTTTACACGGAAACATTATAATTCAAAATTACAAAAAATCTGAATAAAAACAAAACCTGTTATTTAATTTCTGTTCTTAAAAATAGCGTAGATATATATATTAACATTTTAGGAATCAACTATGAGAGTTTATTTCCCTTTTTTAATTTATTCAAAAAACATATATCTCTTGTAAAATTCTCCCCGATTGATTTCTTACTTTCAATAATTTGCTCTACAAGCGTTATGCACTCCTTCCTTATCTCTTCGGTTTCGTTATAACCGCAAGCCTTATCGACTAGTCTTTCGATGTTTGACTTGGTATTAGAAAGTTGTTGACAGAGCATTTCCAAACGCCAGTAACAGAAATCAATTGTGGCTATGTGCTCTATTCTTTTCATATGCTTTAATTGTTTCAATACATTTCTTTATCCCATCATCGAAACCATGCTTGTACCCCTTAGCGTATTCTCCAATGTTATATACCGCCATTGCCAACACAAACAGGATGATACCTACAGGCTTATACCAACCGGGAAGTGATATAGAAAACGGCTTAAATGTAATTGTGAGATCTCCAACCCATAATAGGGCGATAATACATATGATTGTAAATAATATTGTTTTCATAATCAATATTTTTTTCCGTTAAACTTAGGTCTTAATTCGTTATATCTTTGTTTCTGCTCAATATGCCATAGCAAATCTATGTCAAGATGTTTGGCTAGTGCAAAGATTGAAAATATCATGTCATTTATAATCGTAGAAAGATATTTGTAATCTACAATTGGTTTGATAATATAGAATATATCGCTTCCGTGAAACTCAATTGGCTGTACATGCAGGCAATATCATCTATATATTCGGAGTTAATATCATTACTAGCAGATTCAAGGCTTATTCCTCGAAGTCCTGCAAGGTCAAGCAGACGTATAACCGCATCGCTTAGTTCGTCTGGAAGTGTATCTTTTATATGCTTTTCAAAGGAACACTTAAATCGCTTTTCTTCTTCCACTAATGCAGGATAGCTATTATAGTCCATTTCAAAACGTGATTTACATTTCTTTCCTAATCTTCCCTTTCTATCCGCTTCCACAGCTTCCATAAGTTCGGAAATAACAAGGCAAAGGCAGTGTTCTTCACTCAGTCTTTTATCATGAAAACCGTGATCACAAGCTGTTTTGTAAGCTATATTCCGTAGTTCGTTCAAATTAATATTGTTCATAAATTTACTCCCTATCTGTTAATCAATCAGTTCAAATTTATATACGAAAACATAAGGATTGGATTCCCATGTACCCTTGCCTGATACTTTATCTATGAGGGCTGCAAAGGCTTCACGGAGTGTATCAAATCCATCGTCTTTGTTTCCCTCAAATTCATAAAATATAGATGGTGGAAACTCATCATCACCCGAATCTTCATATACCCCTTCTTTCAAGCAATCTTCATCGCTAATGTCCTGTAAACGTTCAATCTTGAGATTGGTAATTCGGATATGATGTATCATGAGGTCAGCGCGGACAAAGAGTTTATTACGCCAACCTTTACTATACTTCCAACCACTAACTAACATATCAAGTGTTTCCAATCCTTGTTCATGGTAAACGGTTTCATAGCTTTGCGCAATGGCAACAACTTCACCAACTTTGTAGCGTGGAATAATTTCTCCCGAATTAAATTCCCTTCCATCAGCATCATACATACAAGGATAGCCAACAATCTTTTTATCAGAATGGGATCTGTGTATATTGAATCCAGCAACCCATTCTCCTTTAAAAGTTCTAGGACATTTGATTATTCTTCTCGTCATAGTCTTACGACCATCCAACACCGCTTGTGTTAATCCAAATTTATTATTGAAAGAAATCTTTTTCATATTTATATCAATTTTAATGCTTCCTGTATCCCTGCTTCCAGTGCTTCCTCGTAGGTATTATAACGGACAATAGGTCTGTCAGACAATCCTATCAAGTCATGGGCAGGTATTGTCAGAATATCGTAAAGCCAATAGTCTCCATACATATAGCCTATTTCAATATGGAGGCATTTAGTGTCACGCAACCACTTCTGGGCAACATATAATGTTGGGCATAAAAATTCAACTGGTTCGTTATCTATTTCCGTACAACATGATATACTTTGCGGAATGTCGTATCTTCTAATAATATTATCGCAACTTATTGTGTGTTCACACTTCCAATTAAACCCTTTCTCTTTCAGCAGCTTTGCTGTTTCTAATGTTACAAGTTCTTCGGTCATGGTTATTCTCCTTTCTTTTGTTGGTTATCACACTCTTCACAATGTAATTTATAAGCATGGGCAAACATCTTTAACGTAACAGGCTCAAAGTGAAAATCCGCCTGTTTCCCTTCTATGACAACTGAAATACATAACTGACCGTTG